AAAAGCGCGCCAAGCTCTGGGCAGAGGCCAAGGATTTCCTTGATACCCACACCGATGAGGATGGCAAGCTTTCTGTAGAAGATGCACAGACCTATGAAAAGATGGAGGCTGATGTGGTGGATATGAAAAAGTCCATTGACCGTCTGCAGCGTCAGGCTGTAATCGACAATGAACTTAACAAGCCTACCAGTAAGCCTATTACCAACGAACCTACTGAAGGTAAGCCTGTAAGCATTCGTGCAACTAAGGAATATGCCAAGGATATGCTGACCGCAATGCGTACCCGTTTCCGTACCATCAGTAATGTACTTCAGGAAGGTAACGATCAGCAAGGCGGTTATTTGGTACCGGAAGAGTACGATAAGCGTCTCATTGATGTACTGACCGAGGAAAACATCATGCGTGGCCTTGCTACTAAGATTACTACTTCCGGTGAGCATAAGATTAACATCGCAGCCACCAAGCCAGCAGCAGCGTGGATTGAAGAGGGTGAGGCACTTACCTTTGGAGATGCAACCTTTGACCAGATTATGATGGATGCCTATAAGCTCCATGTGGCTATCAAGATTACCGAGGAGCTTCTCTATGACAATGCCTTTAATCTTGAAGGGTACATCATTGACCAGTTCGGTAAGGCACTGGCAAATGCCGAGGAAGATGCCTTCCTTAATGGTGATGGCAAGGGCAAGCCAGCCGGTATCTTTGATTCTGAAAAGGGTGGCCAGGTAAATACCACTACATCCGGCAATACCATCAGTGCAGACGATATCATTACTCTGATTTACAACCTTAAGCGTCCATATCGTAAGAGTGCGTCCTTTATCACCAATGATAAGACTATGGCTTCTATCCGCAAGCTGAAGGACAACAACGGTGTGTATATGTGGCAGCCGGCACTTACTGCAGGGGAGCCTGACCGTCTTATGGGCTATGCAGTACACACTTCCCAGTTTGCACCTGAGTCTGCAACCGGTAAGCCTGTAATGGCCTTCGGTGATTTCTCTTACTACAACATTGGTGACCGTGGCAGTCGCTCTATGCAGGAACTCAAGGAGCTCTTTGCTGGTAATGGCATGGTAGGTTATGTGATGAAGGAGCGTGTTGATGGTCGGCTCATTCTTCCGGAGGCTGTTCAGATTATGAAAATGAAGGGAACAGCTAGTTCAGGTACCTGATCATGGAAGGGCTAATGGACAAACTTAAAGCCTACCTTCGTGTTGACGGGGATGAAGAGAATGAGCTCCTTCGGGAGCTTTATTCTGCTTCTTGTGGGCTGGTGGCTGATGTACTTAGGGTGGAGAGTATTGATGAATATTTGGATAATCCTAAGGTTGATATGGCCGTATTTTACGCGGTTGCCTATATGTATGAACACCGTGAAGAAGCAGATCACAGATTGCTTATGCTTAATCTGAGGGCATTGCTTTCAAGTCTTAGAGAAGGTGTATTCTGATGAACATTTCAGCAATGAGGACCAGAGTTGAGCTTTATGAGCCGGTGGAGGAATTTGACTCCATAGGTGGTTCTACTGAAAGTCTTGTTTTAAGAAAGACCTGCTGGGCGGAGTTTTTAAGGCCTCGGTTTGGAAACTCAACAGTCCAGGGTGATGCCGAAGTTCAGGTTATTACTCAGGGAATACGGATGCGTCCAACACAGGTAGAGCGAGGCTGGCAGATTATAGCAAAAGACCACATATACGAAGTCTTACATGTAGATAATTCAAAGCCCGGTGAGATTATTATTACAGCTCAGGAGGTGAATCACTGATGGCCAGAAGTTTTTGGGTTATAACTGACAGGAGTGCAGCTATTAGTACGGCAGTTATGGGTATTGAGAGATACAGTTTGCGAACTCAAGAAAATATAAAGAAGGCTCTCCGTGAATCTACTCTTGCTGTACATAAAGGTGCAATGGATAGAGTGCCTGAAAGAACTGGGGAGCTAAAGAAAAGCATCACTATGAGGTTGAGTTCCTCTGGCTTGTCCGGCTATGTTCTAGCAAAAAGCAAGTACGCACACCTAGTGGAGTTTGGTGCAGGTCCAGCTTTTATTGAGCCTAAAAGAAAAAAAGCCCTTTATTTTAATGGTCATTTTTCAGCCTATGCCTTTTTGCCGGAAAGAAAGCCGAGACCGTTTCTTAAACCGGCTGCCGAACAGGAAAAGGGTAGGCTTGAAAAGAGAATAAGGGAGGCAGTATGTCAAGATTAATAAGACGTGTACCTATAATGGCGCTTCAAAAGGGGCTGTATAAACTTCTTTGTGCTGGACAGACCACACCGGTTTATGATGATGTTCCCAAGAAGGCAAAGCCACCTTTTATTACAATCGGTGCTATTACGGTAAAACCAAATGGCTCAAAGGAGAGCTCCATTTTTGATTGCTCAGTCCAACTTCATATATGGTCGGAATACCGTGGAAGATCTGAGGTAAACAGCATTATGAATGATGTTTCCACGGTACTTTCCGGTTATACGATGGAGATTGAGGATAATTTTGCAGTTATTGACCAAGATATAGATTTTTTTGAAGCATTTGAGGAAGAAAACTACGGCTACCACGGGGTTGTTACCTTGGTAGTAAAAATTCATGATTTGATAAGGAGGAACAGCTGATGGCTACTACTTTGGAAAATATAACACTTCCAGCTAATCCGGATTTAGGTGCGGCTGAGGTAGGTAAAGATTTCCTGTTGTTTGTTAACACAGGAACACTGCAGGTACCGGAGTGGCAGATGGTGGGCGGACAGAGAAATTCTGGCCTTACCCGTCAGGCCGATACAATTGATGTGTCCCATAAAACCTCTGGTGGCTGGTCTGCAACCAAGGCCGGTCTCAAGAGTTGGAGCATAAAACTTGATGGTTTGGTACTTTTACAGGATATAGGTGTTCATGCACTTTCTATCGCGTTTGAGGAAGGAAAGGACATAAATATCAAGCTGCAGTACCCAGATAGTTCCTACCGTACAGGTTGGGCGTCCATTACTGAGTTCAGTTTGGATATACCACATGACGGGGCGGCTAGTGTTTCCGGTACATTGTCTGGTAATGGTGTGTTGTCTACGCTTAAGAAGCCAGGCGAAACAGAAGATATTGAGGTGGATGGCTAATGAAAAAGTCGATAGATATAAAACTCAACAACAAAGAAGTGTCATTTGAATTTACCATACGGAGACTCGCCAAGTTTGAAAAAGCACTGGGAAACAGCCTTTTTTATGTGATGAGTTCTGGCGGTATGCTAAAGGCTATGGACATCAATTTCACAGTTGCCGGTGTCGCTTGTGCTACTTCTGATGAAATGTCTTTAGAGGCGGCGGCAGACTTAATCCAGAAACACTGCGATAACGGCGGTACTTTGGATGAGATTAACAATGCCATTTATCAGGCAGTTATTGCCTCTGGCATTTATATCAAGACAGACAATGGAGAAACCAATAAGGGAAACTAGTAAAATCCTTTGGTGAGTGGGTTGAGAGTGCCGAAAAAATAGCCTACGGTATTCTCGCCCTTAAACCAAGGGAGTTTGATGAAATAACTCCGGGAGAGTTTTATAAACTTATTGAAGGCTTCGAGGAAAGAAAAGAGCAGGAACATATTGTATTTTCCTACTTTGTGAGCTGCCTCATGAATATTGAGGGTAAAAGCTTAAAGAGTCCTTTATCCGTAGAGGACATTATGAAGCCGTTGATAGGTAGTAAAACCTCGTCCAATAGGAAAGCAGACGAAAAATATTTAAAGAGAGTGTTTAAAATTTAGGAATTTATTCAGACTGGAGGAACACCAATGTCAGTAATTTCAAATTTGATGGTCAAGATTGGGGCGGATTCCTCCGGTCTTAAAAAAGGCCTAAAGGATGCACAAAATCAGATAAAGACGAGCTTTGATACTACTCATATAGAGAATTTTGGCTCAAGTGTTGAAGCAACCGGCAAAAGGGTTGAGGGCCTTATTGGAAAAATGAAAACATTTGCTGTGGTGGCTGGAGCCGGATTTGGATTGACAGCATTTGTTAAAAGTGCAGCTGAGGCGGGGGATAATATCTATAGATTGTCCCAAAGGATGCATATTACATCAGCTGAAGCTGGCACGCTTTCAAGGATTATGAGTTTAACTGGTGGGGATGTGAATACCCTTTCCACCGCAATGATGAGACTGGACAAGTCCTACTTTGGTACATCGACTGAAGCAGAAAAATGTCGGGCAGTATTGTCAGCAGTGGGGGTAACTCTTACAGACCAGTCGGGGACACTTCTTCCTGTAAATGAACAGCTAAAAAACTTAGCGGAAGGGTACAGAAAAGCTAGTGAAGCCGGGAAAGGTCAAGAGTTTATCATGAGTACCTTAGGTGTTCGTGGTATGGCTCTGGTTACGACTCTTGAGCAATACAATGAAGCCTCCAAAGCTGCAGCAGAGGTCAAGACAATTGGACTTGATCCAAAAGCAATGCATGAACTTAACATGCAGATGAAGGTAATGGAGATGGAGTCTAAACAGCTATCCCTTGCCTTTGTAGCTGCGTTTGGACCGGTGGTTCAGGAGATACTACCATCAATTCTTCCGCCAATGCAGACTATGGCAGAACTGTTTAAGGAAAATAAGAAGGAGATAGCAGAGCTTACTAAAACGGCTGTCGAATTCTATGTTGCCATGAAAGCAATAAGCGTAATTAGTAACGTGATGTCGTCTGTTAATTCTGTATGGGCATCGCTTAAAACGACTATGGCCGAAACAGCTGCGGAGGAAACTGCTATTACTGCAAGGCAGGAGGCCCAGCTCAAAAAGGTACTGGCAAGAACAGAAGCAATGTACACCGCCAAGTATCAGGCTGCAATAAAGGCTGCTCAGAAGGAAGGCTTGGCAAGTGAAGAGGCCTATGCAAAATTGGAGGTTAAACTTGCCGAAATTCAAGCTGAGGCTGAAAGAACTGCGGCCTCTGTGTCAGAAGCCTTTACAAGACACTTCCAGAGAGTTAATGCCGGAGCTACTTTAATGGCAGCTAAAACAAATGCAGCTATTGAAAGCACTGCGACAACTGCAATTGTAGCTACTGAAAAACAGATTGTTGCTACAAACTCGCTTACTGAAGCTCACGTTGCAGAGGGTAATGCTGCAACTGTTGCTGGAGAGAAAAATGTAGCTGCAAAGACCGCTGCAACTGAGGCAACGGTAAGACAAACTGCAGCCGAGGCTGACCTTGCAGGAGCTACAGCACTTGCTGGAAATGAGGCTGTGGTGGCCGGAGAGAAAACAGTGGCTTCAAGCATAATGGCAACAGAGGCTGTATCTGGACTTACTAAAGCAGTTGCACTCCTTGAAGCACAGTGGATGCTGGTTGCCTTTGCTATTTATGAGGCTGCCAAGATGCTTCAACAGTATAAGATGGAAGAACTATCCAAGGAAGTCGGTGGTGAGACTGTAAAAGGACCTGGGGCTACATCTTATACGAAAGATGACCATGGAAATATATGGGCTTACGATATTGAGCGTAAAGAAATTGGAGATATTGATGATGATATTGGCGGTACCCTGTTTTCTCAACCTTTTGAAACCAGTAAGCGAAAGGTAGCAAGGGGGAGTGAGGAATATAAAGAGGCCAATAGTCTTTGGAGAGCCCATAAGAAACCAGAAATAACCAAGCCTACATATTCTGCTGATAATGTCCCAGACATAAATCTTGATGCGTTAAAAGGTGCTGGCAAAAGCGACGGAGCTTCACCAAAGTCTGAAAAAAAGAAAAAGGATGACACTGCCCAGAAAATTGCTGAGGCAAAGAAAAATGCTGAAAAGCTAATGGCCCAGCTTCAGATTGGAATTAATGCGGCAACCGGAACTAGGAGCGAAATTGCTGTGGCTGCGGTTGAGGCAGAAATTGCAAGAAAGCGAGAAGAACTCGAAAAGATAAGGAAATACCTGACAGAAGATGAGACCAATCAGATTAACAGCCGAATAGACGAATTTGGCTCCGTGCTTAAAATAAAGATTTCTGATGATCTGGAAAAAGCCAATGAAGAAATCCGTATGGAGACAGCCAAAACTGCTGCCGAAGCAGTGAAGGATTACGAGGCTATGGCAAAGGCAGAGTATGAGGCTACTGTCAATAAACTTAAACACGAGAGAGCCGAAAAAGAAAAAGCCTTGATGAAAGACAAGGACGATGTTACTGCCCAATTGGCTGTAGAAGAGTGGTACAATGCCGAAGTTTTGAAAGCAGCTAGAACCCGTGATGAGGCACTAAAGCATGTGTCGGAAAATAAGCTTTCAGATCTGATTGATGAGGGAGATTTTGTAAAAGTACAGGAATTTTTCCAGTCAGTGGAGGCAATGCAAAAGCAGTGGGCAGATGGAAATAAGGAATTGGCTCAAGCGTATGCTGATGTTTGGCAGGAGGCCCATAAAAGTGTAGGTGCTGAGTTTGCTGATTTTTCCAGGAATGTTTATAGCACCATGACAGATACTTTCAGGGAGTTTCTGCGAGGTACCAAGAGTGCTATGGACGCAGTACACGACTTTGGTAATCTGGTTCTTGATACTATTGCCCAGATTGTGGCTAAAAGGGCAGCTTCAACATTGGTGGATAGCCTTTTTACATCATTTTCCTTTGGAGGATTGGGGCAGTGGGCCGGTGCAACAGGCGGTGAAATAGGTCGATATGCAACTGGCGGAGCTATAGCTGGTGGATACATAAAAGGTGCCGGGACAGGTACTTCTGACTCTATTGTTGCGTATCTTGAGTCAACCGGACAGTTCATTAGATTATCTGATGGTGAATTTGTAATGACAGCCGAGGCAACCCGTAAAAACCGTCCAATGCTTGAGGCCATGAATGCAGGAGCTTATTCTGGGGGCGGTTATATATCCGCACCAGCGGTTAGAGCGGGTTACGGCGGTGGAAGTTATGTTTCACACCAAAGCCAGCCAAGCGGAGGTGTTGTAGTAAATATAACCAATAACACTGACAGCAAAATAACAGCCAAGGAATCTGGATTTGATGTTAATACTCAGCGATACATTTTGGATATTGTTGTGGACGGAGCACAAAGAAATGTTGGAGGCTTTGGCAGTAATATGAAAGCGTTAATGAGGTGATTAAATGTTACAGTTCCCGGATATAGAACCAAATCTTCCATCAGCGACCAATTCCAGCAGTTCCTATCAAGAGGATTTTCTTGATAGTGTTATAAGTACAGAGTCTGACAGCCTTTATAAAAAGACCAGACCACGGACTACTCGTATGGTCGGTAAGTGGTCATTTTCCTGGGTGGGGATTTCAAATAAGGATTATCAAACACTGATGGAGTTTTACAAAAAGGTAGGTAAGTATCAGATGTTTCAATTCAAAAATCCCATTGATGGAAAAATCTATAATGTAAGAGTAGTTGAAAAAGGGAATTGGCAGTGGTACTACCACGGCTGGCAGGGAAGTTTTACCTTTGAGGAGGTGTAGCCTTTGAATCCTTGGACAGCGGCAGGCATATTGGAGAAAAACAAGCTCTCCAATGACCTGCCTTTTTTAGTGCTTCTTGAAATTGTGCATAAAGGACTTGAAGCACCGGTAAGGCTTGTGAGAAATAATGAGGATATTATCTGGAATGGGAATATTTACCAGAGATTTCCATTCGATTTTGATGGCATAAACGAGGACGGACAAGAGCTGCCATCCATCAATCTTAAAGTTAGCAATGTAGGTGGACTGATTGAGTCATATATCCAAAAGTATAATGGCTTTTGCGATGCTGAGGTCACTATTATGGTGGTTCATGCGGCGCATCTTGATCAGAAAGAAGCGGAGTATGTGCTTCACCTCACCTGCGATGCAACAAGGTATGATGAGAAGTGGGTAACCTTCTGTCTTTCCGGCAATAAAGAGTTTAATTACCGTTTTCCTCCTAACAGGTATATGAGGGATTTTTGCAAGTGGAAATATAAATCGGTTCGGTGTGGTTATTGTGGTATGGCAGAGCCGTGTTCCGGTACGCTTGCAACCTGCAGAATACCGGAGCGGTTCGGAGGAGAGCCAGGTGTATCGGGGTGATTATATGGTTGAAGTACAGGATTTGGTTGGCATTCCGTTTAGGAATGGTGGCAGAGATAGCAAAGGATATGACTGCTGGGGCCTAGTTATGGAAGTTTACAGAAGAATGGGAATAGAGCTACCGGACTATCCTATTGATGCGATGAATACAGACAAAATTTCTGGGGAGCTTTTATCCAATCAGCATAACTGGGTAAAAATACCGGAGCCTGTTGAAGGGTGCCTTGTTGTGATGAGGGTTTCATGTGATAGATGGGCCAATCATGTAGGTGTTTGTTTAAACGATAAAACCTTTATTCATGCATACGCCAATGCGGATGTATGTATTGATAGGCTTCGAAGATGGAAAGGAAGTACAGTAGGTTTTTACCGGCCGGGGTGGTTGAATGATAGACTTAATTCAAATTGAAAATCCGTTTGAACCTCATATAAAAAAGCGTGAATCCCTTGTATTTATAAAAGGAGCCAATGTAAAGAGTTATGGACCTAATATTGATGGGCTTAAATACATTGTAAATGGTAACTTAACTGAGCCAGACCATATACCAAAGGATGGAGACCAGATTATTATTGTGCCTAACATTGAAGGTGGTATTGGTAACATATTTAAGACCATTCTTACAGTTGGTGTTATGCTTTATGCCACATCAATCTTGGGCGGACTTTGGGGCGGAGCTGGTAAGTTCTTTGCCAAAGGTATGCTTGGATCATACTTAGCTGCCGGAGCAGTGATGTACATTGGTGGAAGGCTAATAAATGCCATTATTCCACAGAAAACAGCAACGCCATCTGCGTCTTCTAACGGACAGGAAAGATCACAGACTTACAGTTGGAATCTTCCAGTACCGGCTCAGGCAGAGGGAAATATCGTTGGTGAAACATATGGTAGTTGCATACCAGCTCCGCAGATATTATCTCAGCATATAGAAACGGTTAACGGCCAGCAGTATCTTAATCTTCTTCTTTGTGGCGGTATGGGTCCGGTTGATTCAATTGAAAATATCCGTATAGGTTATAACGATATTGGTAACTACACAGGGGTGACCATAGAGAAAAAACTCGGCACTAACGACCAGACTCCGATATCATTTTTTGACAACACACCCGTCGACCAATCAGTAGATTTGCTGTTGGATAAATACCCTCTTACCCAGACAACAGTGTCTAAGAAAGCTACTGCTTTGGAGGTAACCTTTCAGTGGCCGGGAGGGCTTTATTATGTAAATGATGATAGCAATGCCAGCAGTGCTACAGTGAATATAAAACTTGAATACAGACAGGTTAATGAATCTCAATGGCATGTATGGAAAAATCCATGGGCAGTTACTGAGGCAAGTACCAGTGCTGTTACAAAATCCATAAAAATTGATGGCTTAAAGGAAGGTCAATAT